TTTAGCAATTTTCTGGAGTGCTGTTAATATACCCATTACTTCTTGGCTTTCTTCTTCTTCTTACGTTTAGCAACAGCCTTTAAATCAGCACGAGTAATTTTCTTTTTATTACCTGCAACCGCCGCTAACTTTTTTTGCTTTGGAGAATACTTACTGTATGGCATGTTAGCCTCCTAGAAGTTTGTTCATCATGTCGTGGACGCTACCGCCATCTAGCTTCATAACTTTTACTTTGACATCTCTGCCATCTGGCATTTCCATCATTTCATTGTGGTGGCAATCGCAATCTTCTTCGCCTTCACAATCGCAGTCATCCTCATACATATCATCTTCGTCGTATTCGTCGCCGAGTACATGCTCTTGGTGGCACAACAATAAGAAGTTAACGAGTTGATCATCTGATAGTTCTAGTCCATCAGCGTCATGTGGGAAGCCCATTTTCTCTTCAAAAAGAATTGCATTGTCTTCCATGTTTCCGATATTTACTTCAGCCATTTTAACCTCCTAAGTTACTTGGGCGCATTCTAGGCATTGGGGATGTCATTTCAGTCATACCTGCCGCTTCACCAGTAGGCATAATGCCAGCTTCTATTTCACGTTGCCTTGCATCAAAAACGGCTTGCTGTTGTTCTTGAAGTTTTCGATTAAACTCTTGCATACGTTTTTCTTCTATCTCAGCTTCAGTCATAGGCGCACCCATCATCTCAGCATCAGTCATTGCACCAGAACCAGGCATCGCACCCACAACACTACCAAACATCTCACGTTGGCGATCAGTAAGTGCGCCACCATTTTGGATCATTCTGCCAAGATCCATTAATTCTTTTGCGGCGTCTTCATCCATGTCATTCGGATTAATGCTTTGCAGAAATTGTTTCAGCAGTTGAAAGTCAGGGTTTTCTTCGATGTTTGGCATAACTGCCTCCTTTTATATGTTTCTATTCTGCACTCATTCTTGCGCCAGTTAAATATTTTTCTTCAATGTATTTTCCATCTGGAGTTTTATACATTACTGTACCATCGTCTAATGTTTGTTTAGATAACAATTCATCAATACTGATCCCAGATGCGTATCTACGCAACCAAGGTGGTAGACCTATTCCTGAACCACCTTTGTAGTATCTACTGAATATATCATTAGCAACGTCACTTCTTGACATATCATTGTTATCGTCTGATCCACTCATACGAGCATCTCTTGCTTGAGAGAAAATAGATGTAGAGTTTTGATCAATTCTGTCTTTTGAATTGCTTCTAGAGACACTTGGATCATAGTTTACAGTAGATGTACCATCATTATACCCAACATACTCACCTTTTTCGTTGTATATTGGAGTAGCTCCAGCTTGTAATGCCGCAGTTTGTTCAGCTATAACTGACCTTCTACCTTCAATGCCACCTTCCAACATCTTCTCACCTAAATATCCACCCACTAACGGAACAGTCATACCTGGCAAGAATGATGTAAAGTATGCTAAATCACTTGGTGGTATATCTCTTTTCATTACTTGATTTGCTATTGCGGATCTCGCCTCAATATCACTCATTCCAGTTGTATCAACTTGTAGGTTGTTGCTGTAGTCATCAGATACGCCGTAAACGTAGTCTCGATTTTTACCTTCAGCATCATAAGTGTAGCCACCACCTTCTAGTGATTGACCTGTTGTAGTATCAACCAACTGACCATTTACATAAGCGGCTCTATCACCAGGCGTTAGTAGGTTTGCCAATGTCTCTCTACTTGAGTTTTGTATTGCACCTGCACCAAGCCCACCGAATCCTTCAATGTTATTTGTTTGATTATCAAAAGTACCACGAATTACTTTGCCAGTTGATGACGCTTTATCACCAGGCTTCAATGGTAGACCTGTAACATCATCTACAAGCTGACCACGAACATATGAAGCTCCATCATTTGGCGTAAAGAAGTTAGCCATTTCCTCGCCTTGCGAGTTGTATACATTCTCAAGTCCAGTGTAATTTGCTGTCGTCGTCGCAAACTGAGGAGCGTTTCCTGACGCAACCGACGACAATGCACCTACTTGCTCACCTTCAACTACAGGTTCTTCTTTTGTTAATTTATATTGATCTGCAAATGAATCACTTGCACCAAAATCTTTAAATCCAGACTTAATAAATTTTACCCAATCTCCATCATTTGCAGATCCTGGTGAAAGAGCAAACTCACTGCCTTCGTCAAATGATGCTTGACCTATTTTCCTAAAAGTTTCCCTATCTTCTGGGTTACCATATGCAAGTTCATTAGCAATAATAACATCTTGACCAAGATTGTTCATTGTTTCTGGTGTGCCAGTGTATGTTCTTGTTTGAAAGCCTTGACCACTGTCTTTAAATTCAAATCCATCACCAGCATAAACGCCATATCTACTAACTTGACCAAGTGTACCTTTGTCACTTTCCATAGATAGTGGATCGATACTTAAATCTTTTGGACGAGGACTAGGTGTTCTAGATGTCATATATCTAGGAGTATAACTATCGAATGCTTTGTTAGCTACTTGCACTAGATCACTTTCGTCAAAAGAATTTTCTCCATAATTAGATTGTGATTCTGGGCTACTATTGGAGTAAAGTCCTCTATTACTAGTAATAAAAGGAAAATTATTTGTGTTTGGAGTAGAAATTAACTCACTAGGCTCTGGTCCATCTGATCCAGCATATTCTAAATAAGGACGATCTTTTCCAACAAACTCAATATTGCTTAGAGTATCAGTTACTGAAGGAGTAGAAGCAATAACACTAGGAGGAGGAGTTGATGGTAAAGCTCCATAATTTACAACAGGAGCAACAGGAGTACGATCTCGTCTGTCTCGTCTAGATGTATTTTTTGGTGGTGGAGGCGTATATACTGGCTTTGGTGCAGAGAAAGTTGCCGCCGCACCTTTTCTATCTGCCCTTGATCCACCGCCACTACTCGCCGCTCCAGAACTAGAACCACCTGAACCACCACCACCGAAGCACATAAAAACTGGATTCTTTGGAAATAAATTACTGATCATAATTCTACGCTCTCATAGGTGGTTGATTTGGTTGCCCCGTCATAGGTGGCTGTTGTGCTTGTGGCATTGCGCTTGCAAATGCGCCTAACGCACCTACATCTCCGCCGCCTGCCATTCGACGCTTTATTTCCATTACTTTATCAACCAGATATTTGTTCATGTCAATTGGTTGCTGACCCCCACCTTGGGAGGAGAGTGGGGGCGCACCCTGTGGTCTTTCTTGCGGTAAACCTCCAAAAGCCTCTGGGTTTATTGGTGGCAAGTTATACTGTGGGGGGTACATTCTTCATTGCCTCCATTTGAATTTTAGCATTATTTTTTTCTCGTTCTAGCTGTAGGTCTGCCTCCAACTTGGTGATCTTGGCTTGCATGTCAGCTTGCGCCTTCGCCATTTCGATCTCCATGTCTTGTCTCGCTTCAGCTTGCTTGATCTCGATGTTTGATTTGGCTTTAGCTTGATCCGCCTGAATTTGTGCTTGCGTTCTAGCTTTGAGTGCTTCGCTTTCAAGTTTAGCAAGTTCTTGTGCATATTGCAGTGGATTACCTTGCTGACCTTGTTGTCCGCCCATCATGCCTTTCATTGCCTCGATTTGTTTCATCTGAGGTGATGCCTTCACAACTTCAGCCGCACGTTGGCTAATTAGACGATCCATCTCTGGGTCTACTGCCTCAAACTTAAACTTAGGATCTTTAAAGTTTGGCAACATCGGCATAGGCATATTGATACTTGCCTCCATGCGTTGACGATAGAGAAGCGCAATGTGTTCTGCGATATGTGCGATTAATACAGGTTGCATAGCTTTCGCACCAGGATTTCCTGCTAATGACGGATCTTGTAAGAACTGCATGTGAACTGCAATGTGTGCATCGTGATCTTGCTCTGGGAATGCACGAATACCTTTGCCGTACAATACGCTCATATTTTCGTCAATTGGATCCATTTGCACAGCTTCTTCTGGCTTCTGCAATATTTGATCTATGTTCGGAATCCGAAGTGCCTCGTACATACGTTTGTATGCCTCGTATAAATCATGGAATTGTGGAGCGGATCGTGACATCTCCAGAACAGCTTGTGCTTGTGCAATGCGTTGTGCTGTTGAGAATATGTTTGGATCACTAACTGGTATGATATCAATTCGATCATCAAAGTCAGTTCGATATATAATATCATCCGCACCAGCTTGTGAGAAACTAAACTCGTCAGGTAAGTTTTCAGCATTTAAATTTGCTAGTAATTTAAACTCTTGGCCTTGTGCATAATGCAATCTTTTGTGTATCGCACTAAATGCCTTCGATCCTTGCTCGATCAACGCAACAGTTGAACCAACAGGTGCATTCGGATTTACATCTCCGACATTTAAATCTGCCGTACTTGCAAATCTCTGACCAGCATCAACCATAAAGCCTAGCAAATTAAACAGAGATCCACTTGGCTCTTTAAACGGCAATGGCATAATAGCTTTGTTGATATCATCAACTGTACTGTCGATATCATTAAACTCGCCTGGACTAATCTGCATGTTGCCACCTTGGACACGACCACGCAATTTAAATCCACCTTGCATGTTGCTAAATGCGGCACTGTCTAGCAATGCACGCAATGATCCAGTTGCCGCTTTGCCCAAGCCACCAATCATGTGGTACAAGCCAAAGCCATAGAACCCTAAACCTGGCAAGAACTTGTATGACACAAACCAATCTCGGCGTTGTCTCAATTCATCGTCTTGCTTCCAGTTGCGTCTAATGCTCACAACATTTTGGTTTTCATAGTCAATCGTGATCACATACGGCAACGCAACTGCATTATCGTCAGATTCGCCATCAACCATTTCTTCGCCATCGAATCCGTCAAACAAATCGTACACATGCATTTCGAGCAGTGTCATTACATCATCGTTGCTATCATCGTATTCATCGACGCCTTCAATCTCGCCAATTACATCACCTGATGGATCAATCGTATCTCCGCCAGAATACTTAGTTGGTAAGTAATATCCGTTCTGCACATAACGATTAAACTCGTTCTTTGGCATACGAATGATATGCGTGTAGCGTGGCGATGTGTATAAATCTTTACTTTCTGGAGCGACCACAAAGTCTTCTGCTTTCACAAAACTACTGCATTGGCGATCCATGTTTACATCCCACCAAACCTTCTTGAAGGTATGACCGATTAACGGAAGGTGAAATAGCATCTGATCTAAGTCAGGGAAATACTCAGGCATTTCCTGAGTGATTTGGTAATTCATAAATTCACGAACACGACGACCTTGCTCTTCTAGCTCTTCGTCTGGATTGCCTATGATTACAGATTTAACTGGCCCACCTGATGGGTAAAGCTCTGCAATTGCCTTCGCATTGAATTGAGTTGCCGCTTCAGCGATTAACGGATGCACTACAACTGAAAGTCCGCGTGTGCCACGTTCATCTTCGCCTTCGTCAAGTCCGCCATCTGGATCGAGCGTCTTCAATCCTTCTTTGTAGCGTTCTTTCCACTCTGACCGAGCTTCTTCGTCATTTTCGTAATAACCTACAAGTTCTTGCGCTTTTCGTGCGAGATCTCGTTCGTCCATCTGTTCAGCTAAGTTGGAATCAAATTCTGCGGCATCTGCCTCGTCCATTGCATCTAACTCTGGGTCACCAATCAGAACATCGCCATCTGCAAGCTCCTCGATCATTAACTCATCACTAGGTGCGCCTTCAGCAAATGGTATAATATTTGGGTCAGCCATAGAGGGTAATCCTTTGTTTTTCTACTGGCTCGTCGTCTTCAGGGTCTTCACTGTGACCAACAAACCATCCTTTTCGTAAACGCAACCAAGCCTGTGTACAAGTATCAACAACATCGTCGTTGGGGTGTGCAGGAAAGGCCGCGCATATGTCTATTAAATCTTTAGCCCATTTTCGATCAGAAGGGTAGTAAATTCTTCCGTCTTCTAAAAGTGCGCTCGATGCGTGCGCTCTGGCTTCCTTATCTCGATCAGGAGAATAAGCTAAAACTGGTATGCCAGCCATGCGTAAATCTTGCAGTAGAGATTGACCTGACGCCTTCTTCTCGATCAACACAGCGTCTGGCTCCCAATCGTCGTAAGCCTCTTGTGCAATCCGCCTTAACTCTGGGTAGCTCACCTTATCGTACCAAGCCTCCAATACAATCGCACACATTGCACCTTTGTGTCTAAATACACCCCAAGTTGTTCTAGCACTAAAGCTAGAGCTTTCCTTGGCTTCGAATGCAGTATCCCATGACTGAAGGACATATTCGATCTCTGGCAAGTCTTGCTTTTCCCACGG